CACATAACTAGAATTTGCTGTTGCATAAAACCAATATATTTCTGAATATAAACTATTATGTGATGCCATAGTAAGCTCAGAACCATTTGCAAAATTAAATCCTGGTGCACCGTCGTTAGTTTGAAATACAAAGTCTTCAACAAGTGAACCTAATGATTTAACTGTACCATCAAATACAAAGAAACCACCTGAATCTGACATCCAATATACGGCACCGTTTGCATAAACAATTGAATGTTGACCTACACATCCACAGTTAGATCCAACCTGTCTAATACTAAATGTAAACGGTGGACCTACAAACTGCATTAAATAAGCAGATGTATCAGTAAGAATTAATATATAATCTTTTGCTTTTGCAGCACCTACAATCTTTGTACCACTATCAATTCTAAAAGATCCTGCAGTGTTTGTTGATGTTGCTGTGTAATCTGTAAGTGATTCTTGATCCGAGAACCTTATAAACATTTTATCTTGTGTAGTTGGTGATCCAATTGTTGTTTCAGTTCCAAGTACTATTAAGTGTCTATCTCTATCCGATACCATGCTCATAACTGATCGTGTAGGAGCTCCAGATAGTATAGTTGCTCTTGTAGCTACACCACTATTTGGATCCCAAGAAAAAGTTTGACCGTTTTTAATTGTTGCGATTAATAGTTCACCATAATTATCTAATGACCATGATCCAGGGTCTAAAACTGCTTGTGAAGTTGCTCTTGGTGTACCCCAAGTCGATCCACCCCATAAAGCTGTACCCCAACCAAAACCAAATGCTTGTAGTAAGGGACCTACTTTGTAATAAGGTTTGATATCCAAAGTTCCATCATTTGTTGCTCCTGTACCCGTCTCAGCTGTTGGCATCGTAATTGTGAAGGTCGTTGTAGTAGGAGCCAACTGCACTTCAAATAACACATCATCAAAATCAGTTGCTGTATAATCAGTTTGTCCTCCTGTAAATGATCCTGCGTTTTCAAAAGTTAATATATCACCTGGTTCGAGGCCGTGAGCCGTGGGGCTTGTGATTGTAACCGTAGTTGAGCCATTAGTAGTAGTGATGTCACAACCTGATTGTGCTAATGATGTATCAAATGGAGTAATGTCATAATAATCATCACCATCGTATACATATAAAATTTTATTTGTACCAAAAGCTATGTATCTTCTGCCATCTAAATCAGCCCAACTATGTGAATCTCTTGCAGCTCCGACAAGTTTTTTGTTCATTATTTCTTGCCATCCACCTACTTTTTCAGGCATACCATATCTAAATCTAACAAAGTCCCCATCAACCCATTGGTTCTCAGCCCCTGAGTCGGATGCTTGTTTGTTAAATCCTGGTGCAAATTGTACTTTTGTTAATGGCATACTTGGATTATACACCATATACGTATATCTATAAACATAAGGCTATTTTGGTAATATTATATTCCAATCTAGCTTAGAAATTAAGTCCTCTAATTGAACCTTCTTTAAATTATTAACCTTCAAATACTCAATTAATTCTTCCATATCAACAATAATCCATTGATCTTTAATATCAAAAACCATTTTATCGGCCTTAGAATTAAAAAATCCTCCTTTAGTGTTATTTTTTAAAGGTCTTAGATCAAATTTTAATAACTGATTTGATTTATCTTTTATAATACCTTCTATATCCCAACATTCTTTTTTTCTTTGTATGGGAGTAGCAATATTAACCTGACTTAAGTTACGTTGAAATTTATTATACATCTAGTTCCATTAGTAGGTTGCTCTGCAGTATGCCATAGGGAACCATCAAAAGTAATCATTCTTCCTTGTTTAGGAGTAATTCTTTTCCATTCTTTTTTATTTTTAAAAATAACAGTATCCCCATCAGAATCTTTTACATAATAAATATATACTTGATGTGGTTTTTCGACATCTATGTGTGGAGGATCTTGTTTATTTTTAAGTAGCTTTGGATTTAATGGTAATTGCACAAACATTCTAGCACAATCTACATTACCTTTTATAATATCTTTAAAAATATTTAATACTTCTGCTTGTTTTGTTTGGATCTTATCGTCCAATATAAAATTATGATTAAAAGCAGGACAATAATCTTTACTACTTTTATCAGTAATATTATTCATATACCATAGTGGCATCGCAGATGAGAGTAATATATTTTTTAACCACTCTTGTTTTTCTTTCGAAAGAGCTCGCTCTATAACTTTCATAAAAAGTTTAAAATTTATTTAATTATTCTGCAGTCCAAGTCAGAGTTTCAGGATCCCAAATAAAAAGATTAGTAGGAGTTGAGTTATCCATACCTTTCCATCTTAAATTATCTTCGTCCCACATAATTCCGTATGGAAGTTCAACACCACTTACTGTGTAAGTTTCAACAGTTGGGAATGGAACTGGTGCATCCCACGTATCGTCGTCTTGTAAAGTCCATGATGCATAAGGTTGCGCTGGAATAAATTTATCCCCTTCATAGTCATAAATGTCTGAAGTCGCAGCAAACTTTCCTCTTAAACCATCTTTAAAAGTTTGTCTCCAAGTACCACCTTTGAACCAATTAGTTACCCATGTTTCTCCATCGGCATGTCTAGGGTTATCAACTAAAGGTCCATCTGCAGTTGGTATATCATTTCCAACAACAACAGTGTTTTGAACTTCCCAATGTTGACCACCTTGATCAAAAGGTCTGTTTCTTAATTCAATTCGTGCAAAATATTGTGCCATAATTTCTCCTATTATATAACGGCTTGTTCCATCATGTCAAGCCTAGTTCGAGGGGTTGATTTTACTTTAAGTTTATTAATAAAGAATACCATGGTCAACCTGTCCTCACCAGGTTTAGTCCATAGATTATCTGCGGCATGCCACTGGCTTCCGTCAAATGCTGCTAATGTATTATACATATTTTTAAAAGTATGTGTTTTTACAAACTGTTTTCTTAAATAGTTATACTTTTGAGTATATATCTTTTCGTTGTATTTACCACGCAAATAAAGATCTTCTTTAATTTTAATACAGGTTTTATTTCTTACAGGTTCTTTTTTTAAAGTATAAAGACTTGTACCTGACTCAGGGAAACTGTTTTTATTTAAATAAATAATACCACCTAAAGCTCCAGCGTCTCTATGTATCCAACCTTTATTTCTTATGTCATCTTTCGATTTAGAAAAAGCTTTTGATTTGTGGAAAAAAATATAAGTATTAGAAAATTCTAAACCTCTCATGTCCTCATAATATAAAGATAGTATCGACAAAATAGTTCTATTAAATAGTTCTTTATCTATATTGTAAAGATTATCTGTTCTTACTCCTGGCCATGAACCATCTGTTTTGTTTATATTAGTTTTGTAATCTAGTTTTTTCGAATACTTTACTAATTCGTCGGGATCATTAAAAAAGTTGTTTACACTAGTTATTGGGAAAAAATTCATCTTTGTCCTTTTTAAACTCTGAGGGTAAACCTACCATAGGTCTTGTATCAAATTTTTTTGTTGATGTAATTTCATTATAATGCAGAAATACTTGACTTGAATTATCCCCCGTAAACTCTTCCCTGTAATGTTCCATCTTATCTCCTTTATACATTAACAGATCCCCCGCCTTTAAATTTATTTTTATACCTGCCTGCGCTACTCTACCTGAAGCATCTAGGTATATTGGCCATTCGTCACCCCCTAAATGTAAAGTTGCTGATATAGTGCACTCTTCTCTGTCAGTATGTCTTGCTAAAACATCTCCATTTTTATAACGCCTAGCATATGAATATTGTTCAACTAAATCAAAACCAGATTTATCTTCAATCTTGTCTTTCAATATAACCAGTAAAGTTTCATAAGCAGGATCTCCATAAACTGAATACGTATTAGGTATTTGTCCGTCATTCATACAACCCCAACTATCGTCGTACGGAGATAAAAATCTAGTTTTTTGTAAATAATCAAAAGCCTGTTTTCTTATTTCCATGTAATTATAAAGAAAATTACACAGCTCTTTATCAATTGCTTTTTTAATAACTAAAAAATTATTTTTTTTAAAACTCATTTTTAATCTTCATTAATTTTTTTAAAATCTTTAGTAAACCAAGTGGCTAATATACCTCTTTGTCCTTTTATTATTTCTGTAACACCATGTAAATTATCACTTTTAAAAATTAATGTAAAGCCCTTTTTAGGTGTGTAACTTTTTTTGCCTACAAAAGTATTACCTCCCTCAAAGTCATTATTTAAATATGTAACAGCGCTAACATATCTATGCTTTAAATAATCTAATCTATTATCGATATGCGCTTCCATACTTTTGCCTTTGTTCCAAAGAACTAAATCTGCAAAAGCAGGGTAGACTATTTGTTTATATTTTAAAGAAACCATTATACTTAATTTTAAAGTATAGTTTTGTATTAATTTATTTATCTCTCTGTCTTTTATATCATCTAAAATTATATTATTATTTTCAAACCAAGGTCTTATGTTACCTTTTAAAAAAGTACCACTAGTATTATTTTTTAAATAATTATAAATTAAATCACAATCTTTATCTGGTATTAATCTAATTAAACTCATGTCTTACTCTTGTGAGCCATTCTTTGTGGGTTATAAAATTTTTAGTATTTTTATATTTAATAAGACTTCGTTGTTTCAATTGAGCTGCAAGCATATTATATTGTTTCTTTATATTTTTTACATTAATTAATCCTAAGCCATGCATGACAACAATATAGTGAGGATCCCTAAATAATAAGTATTGAGTATCATTAAAATCTTCTCTTATAGGTAATCTTGTTTTAAATAAGTCTAGCCTATCTTTTAAAGAATCAGGAAATTTTTGTTCTCTCCAAAATTTTTCTTTTCTATTAGTAATGTAATGCATAGAAATAAAATCTCTTATATTTAACATTATTTTTTCTATAGTTTCGTTATATCTATCTATTGTTTTTTGGTTATAGTTTGAAAGATAATGACTTAATAAATACGCAGATTGTATACTTGTACCTATAGAACTTGCTTCAAGAGGTTCTACAAAATTAGCACTTAGACCTACAGCAAAACAATTTTTTATCCACGATTTATCGAGATAGCCAGGTGTAAATTTAATTTGTTTTCTAACTTCTATTTTATGTTTAAGTTTTTTTTCAACTTCTTCTTGAGCTTGAGTTTCATTTATTATGTTGGAATCATATATGTATCCATTACCATGCCTGCCCCAAACAGGGATATTAAACATCCAACCAGATGACATAGCTGTAGCAGTCGTATAAGGATTATAGTTATTTAAATCTTTTGTAGGAAAAACAATTGCTGAATTAACTTTTAAATATTTACTAAAATCTATCCATTTGTTTTTAAAGTTGCTGATTAAAACTCTCCTAAATCCTGTGCAATCTATGTAAAAATTACTTTTATATTTTTTGTTTCCCTTAATAAAATCAATTCCGTCTTTATTAAGTTTTACTTGTTTAATAGTATCTTCTTCAATAGTAATGCCTCTTTCCATACATTTCTTTTGAAGGTATTCATTTAATTTAAAAGTATCAAAATGGAATTGGTTTACTGGTGTTTTATCTTCTGGATTTATTTTTTTTGATAAATAATCTTTGCCAAATACACCATTGTTTAC